GGATCGAGGCTCCCCTCATTTTTGAGAGGTTTCTCGGAACAGGTTTTTGATCCTATTTCTGGTGTCCTATTGAGTAACCCGTCCATTGACTCTATCCATGCCATAAGACAATTGACTTTGATCTTTGGCAAGATGGAGCTACCCTGTACCCCCGAAAGGGAGCGCAAGGCTATGGACGAGTATGTTCAATGTGATAAGGAGGTTGGAGATATTGAATCATGCATGCCTCATTCTGATGTTTCTGAATTTGGCCGTATGGCTCAATTGCTGTTTGGTGATCTGTTCACTCATCTAGATCGAAAGATCTTTAATGAGGAAATAGTCCCCAAACACGGTCCAGGAGCTGTTGCAGAGTATCTTACCAGCAACGGTAAGTACTCTACGCAGTACTGGACCGCCCGTCTGGAGGAGGTCTTCCATGTTGGAGACTTCCTTTATCCCAATGCCCGGTATATCACCGAGTATGAGAAGGACGGGGTCCAATTCCTAGAACCCGATTCAGAGCTACCCTCTAGGGTAGTCTCTGTTCCTAAGACGCAGAAGACACCTCGTATCATCGCCATCGAGCCCTCATCTGTACAGTATGTACAGCAGGGGATACTCGAGGTTCTGAACGAAAAGATTAACTCAGGTTTCCTGAGTAATCTGATTGGAACCGATGACCAGACCCCTAACCAGGTTTTGGCTTTGGAGGGTTCTCTTACCGGAGACCTTGCCACACTCGATTTGAGTGAGGCTTCTGATCGGGTTTCTTCTAAGCTCGTTTCTGCTCTAATGCATCGACATCCTCTCTCACGAAAGGCTGTCTTTGCATGTCGATCAGAACGGGCTTCTGTCCCTGGTCAAGGAGTAGTTCCCTTGTCCAAGTTCGCGTCTATGGGTTCTGCTCTCTGTTTTCCCTTCGAGGCGATGGTATTCCTTACCATCATCTTTCTTGGGATAGAGAGAGAGCTAGGACACCAGTTGACCAGTAAATCCGAAATATCTGGATTTATTGGTCGTGTGCGTGTCTACGGAGACGATTTAATCGTCCCTGTGGAATTTGTGCATACCGTTGTCGACCTACTAGAGCACTTTGGTGCAAAGGTAGGGCGTCCCAAGAGCTTCTGGAACGGTAAGTTCCGGGAGTCTTGTGGGAAGGAGTACTATGGTGGCCATGACGTTTCCATTGTCAAGGTCCGTCGTAAGTTTCCTTCACATCGGCAGCACGTTGCTGAGACGGAGTCACTTGTTTCTCTCAGAAACCAGCTATACTTCGCTGGTAACTGGGAGACTGTCAAGTGGTTAGATGGCAAGATTAGGAAATTGTTAAACTATTTTCCTATTGTCGAGCCAACCGCCTCAGACGTTCTAGGTCGTCACTCCTTTCTTGGTTATGTTTCTGAGAAAGAGTGTGAGCACCTTCATAGGCCTTTGGTTAAGGCCCATGTTGTGTCATCTCGTTCTCCTCGAGATCCTCTCGAGGGTTCAGGTGCCTTGCTCAAGTTCTTCCTTAAGCGCGGCGTAGAACCCGCGTTTGATGAGAAGCACTTGGAA